AATGGGGAACATACTTACCTTCTCCAAGAAACTGATGAACATTTGTTTTACTTTCTAGTAACTCTATATCTGGACCCCATACGAGATCCATTGTGCCTCCCCCAACATTATTCCCTAAAATTTGTGCTAATTTAGCTGTTGCTGCTTTTGTAGGAGCGATTTTATGATCTAGGCTACCCAGCTTAAAAATTCTTATATTGGATATGGCCCCGTCCAAAGCTGCCATGTCTGCTAATTTTAATTTTTCTATGACATTAATATCGTCCATAATAGCATAAATCATAGGATATGCCCAACTTTGCCAATCATCTTTTTTGTAATGATATACGGCTATTTTCTCAGGAGTTAAGGGATATGGCTTCTTTTCTTTTGCTGCTGTGATGATCGAATCAGGAAGATTTGCTATAATATCCTTGTCTGCTTCTGTTTTAGGACTATTGATAAGCTTGCGGATATGAGCTGGTAAAGATAATTGATATCTTTTTTGGTATACAAAAGAAGATAAAGAACCAGCAGCTACATCTACATAGACGGGATCTATAAATGTATATCTCCAAGGTATTTCTTTTTTGTCTACATTGATATCTTCTATATCATTCACAATTATGTCTGGCTTGGCATTAGCTCTATACATAGAATCTATAGCTTTTTTGCCAACCTTTGCAGTTTGCTTACTAACAACAACATTACCTGTTTTATAAAGATTATTTAGAAACCTTTCGCTTCTATCTTTTCCGTTAATCTTTTCAAACCATTTTTGATAAAATCTTTCTATCCTTTTGTTTGGATGAACAAGTCTTATGCCTTGAACACCAAAGTCTGCCATAAGATCAATAACATTTTTTACTAATCCAATCCTGTGGTAAATATCCTCTGCTCTGCGCATAATAATTTTGATATTATGTCTCGGCACAGCTTCGTCAGGACGGAAAAAGTCGTAATCTGTTCTTGTTAAACCGGGTCTGCCACCTGTTTTTCCATCTAGATTAGAATAATCTAAGCTATACCTACGACCAGCAGTCGTTCTCTGTATGAGTGTACATTCTTCTAGAGACTCAGAAGCCTTGGACATAGCCTCTTTTCTGCTTTCGAGATCGTCTCCCCAAACAACATAAGCTTCTGCGTCTACATCTTTTCCCTTAGCCAATTCTTCTCCGCTATTATATTTTTTATTAGCCATAATTTAATTCTATTGTAATAGTATTGCGATATAATTACTTTTAGTTACACTAATTCCTGTATATTCCTGTATAAATATCTTCGTTAGCCCCCTGAGTGAACCACTCTGGACCACGATACATTTGTCCTTCCTTATTTACTATATCCCTTAAATCTCCACCGACAACATCATAATCTATAGGCCTCAATCCTTTCTGAAATTTTCTGGCTATTGCGTTAGCAATTATCAAAGCGCTATATCTGTCTTTTCTTAATCTGCCCTTTTTCCCGTGCTGCAATTTCGTTTCTGGAGTATCCCATCTATCTCTAGCATTTGGGCCGGTACTTGTTTGAGTCATAACAATGGTTGTTAATTCGTTTTTTAATTCTTCTATTTCTAGTATGCATTCGCTCAAATTGTCATGTAAATTATCTAATTCTGCGTTCAGTATATCCTGTCCTTCCTTGTCCAGTGCTAAACCCAGAGACAAATTGTCAAATCTAGGAAACAGAAGAACCCTGTCCTCTAAATCTTTCCTGAGTCCATGATTAGCGTAAGCCGTCCATTCTGCCTTAGCAAACTGAACTAATTCTAGTATATGCAAACCTGACTGAGCATCAGTATCTTTAATTTTGCTTCTTTCATAATCTATTGTGGGCCAGATTAGATTTTCTCCATCTTCCATTTTTGAAGGATCATGTAAACCCTCTTCTATCGCCACGCCACCCCCCTGAGCGTCCATACCGATAGTCAATGGAGGAAAAGTTTTCATCAAATCTCTTATCTTTTTAACACAAAATCCATAAAAATCATGTTCATCTATTAATCCTCTTTTTTGTCTTGCTTTAAAATTACCTCTATTAGTAGTCCAACAATAAACAACACGATTATGGTCTGGAAAAACCTCTAATATAACTATGCTAAAATTATCTTTTTCACTAGCGGGGTCAATTCCATATACATATTGACTATTAACATTTCCCTTTACAACAGCATCAAAAAGTATTTCTTTTTCTCCTATGCGAATAGGATCAGATTCTGATGTAACACAACTTTCTATAAGACTTCTCTTGAAAAAACCTTCGCTATCGGTAACAAAACAAGCAGCATATTCCATATTATAAATGGCAGTATGTATGGTGGCTTTAGCTCTAGCTACCTGTTTATCGTCCATAAAGCCTTTGGGTATAAGTTCATATGGTATTCTAATAATAGAATAATCTTTCCAATTAAAATTTTCTGGAACTTCTCCTTGAAATAATTCTTCTAATTTATCTTTATCTCCACAACTTTCTATTATCCCTTTGTATCTTTTCCAATACTGAGCAAAATGCTTAAAGCCATAATCTGCTGTGCCAGATATGATAGCCTGATTACCCATTTTTTTAGTCAATGTTTCAAGCTCTTCGTTCCATAAACCAGCTGCTGTCATGGCTTTTTTCTTGGCTTGCTCTTTAACATTTTGTATAGGACTAGCACTCACAGCGGCAAAACCAGCTACCACAGTCTCATAGATATCTGGACTAATAGACGCAAATTCATCTGCTATAATAATATGCGCTCTAAGACCTCTAATCTTGCTACCGTCGCCCATAGGAATAGCAACGGCCCAACTATCTCCAAGTCTCAATGTGCATCGGTCTACGTCTCTTCTAGGTCCGTCGTCATTGCCGCTGAAAATACTTCTCAAAACAGGACTAGTTCTCCAGATATTTTCCATATATTCAAAAATAATTTTACTCTGTCTAAATGCCGCACCAACTATAACGATTTTAGTACCAGGATAAAACATACATCTTATAATAGCATACAATGCCAAAAGAAAAGATTTACCCCATCCACGGCTAGCTATATACATTGGAAAAGGTCTAGTCCAAAATTCCTGTATAATCATCATTTGGATAGGATGTAATTCTATACCAAAAAGCAATTTACATGTAGATCCTATGTATTCAGGATTTCTCATCAATCTCATAAGATGAAGATCGGGATTTTCAATTTCTTTTTCTGATCTGTGTATTAAAGGATTCTTTGGAATCTCCAAAGTCCTTATATCACCAAGACCTAACCAAGCATCATCATAGTCTTTGTTTTTTACTGTCATGATTGTTGAGATTTTTCTGCTAATCTCCTAGACTTGGAAATAGCTCTTTGAACCATCATCTTTGCTACAGTTCTAACGAAAGGTAGATTTCTTTTACCAGCTTCTTCTTCTAGCCATGTTAATATAGTTCCAATATTTTCTTCACACCAATCTGGTCCGTTAGTATTCATCTCAATTGCGTGACGACGGCAACTACAATTTGGAGTACTTTTAATTCCCATTGTACTAATCATTCCGCTAAGAATACTTCCTGGACCATCTGGATCTTCTTCTAAAGTTTTTGGAAACATTGATCTCAAGGTTTTTGCTGGATCGTCGCCAAGCTTTTCTACCAATTTGTCTTGAATAAAACTTTTGGTATAATCGCCTGCGGCATCATACTCTTCTCTATTCAATAACATAATTCTACCAGGAATATGTCCTATAGCTGCAAATACAGTTTTATCTGTTGGATTGTCTACATAATTTACATTAAGGCTATCAAAAACCAACGGTTGAGGATATTCTATTTTATTGGTTTGAGGATTTGTATGGGGTGGTGGTTGTATGGTAATTGTTGTGTCTAATTTCATTTTAATTTTCCTTTTTGGTTTTTAGGTTATGTTCTAGATAAAATACTCTTCTAAATATATATTCCGCAATAGCTTCTGCGTTACTTGCAGATCCACAAAACATTACATTGATACCATATTTTATATTCCAGTCCAAAATATTTTTCAATAGGAAAGTAGGAGTAATTCTACTTTTCTCCCACAATCTCTTGGGTAGTGAAGATCCTATCGGATAGGACAAAACTTTATCCATATCGAATTCTAATAAAAGAAATGAATATTTACACTGACCCAATCTTTCTAACGCATTCACAAATCTCGATTCAACGATATTGTTGGCGATTTCCGATATGCTTTTTTTACGTTCTATTGCAAATATATCCTCAAAACCTTCCATAGAGTAATCCCCAGCATCTAGCTTTCTGTTAGCTATGCTATGATGCTTAAAAGTCCATGGTTGTTGTTCTCTTGTATCTACTATAATCGTATAATTAGGATCTACCGTTACCATTGATATTTTCCGCTGCTAATTTCATTAATACCGCTTCGTAATAACTTTCGCTTCCTGTAATCATTTGATGGTGTCTTTTACAAAGTGTGATTCCGTTATTCAATTCGTATCTTAATCCTGGAAAGTTTGCCCAAGTTTTTATATGGTGTGCATTTAAATATTTTGTAGCATTACATCCTGGCCATCTGCACCTCCATTTATCTCTGGAATACACAGATTTTCTCCAATTTTTATATATAGGATCATTATAGTTTCGTTTCATAAATCATATTATTCTTTTTTAAGTCAGAATCAACCATATCGGCCACTAATTCTTCAAAACTTATTTTAGGTTCCCATCCCATAACCTCATAGGCCTTTGAATTATTTCCTAATAAATAGTCTACCTCTGCTGGCCTGTATAACGAAGGATCAATCTCAATATAATTTTTATAGTCAAGGTCTACTCTTTCAAAACACGCTTTCACAAAGTCTAACACGCTCCAGGTTTTACCTGTACATATTACAAAATCATCAGCACCGTCTAATTGTAACATCATATGCATAGCTTCAACATAATCTTTTGCGTGTCCCCAATCTCTTTTTGCATTCAAGTTACCTAATTTAAGTGTTTGATTAATTTTGTGATTAATAACATTGGATATATATTTAGTGATTTTTCTAGTTACAAAACGATCTCCGCGTCTTGGGCTTTCATGGTTAAATAAAATACCGCTACAAGCAAATATACCATAAGCTTCACGATAAATCTGAACCATTCTGTGACTGGCGACTTTAGAAACACCATACGGACTTTGAGGTAATAATTCTGTATTTTCATCCTGATATTTTGTATTATTTTTAGTATCCAAAGTGAAATTTCTTCCAAACATTTCGCTAGTACTTGCTTGATAAAATTTTGTGTGCATAGAACATGAGCGAATAGCTTCTAGAATATTGATAACTCCTATAGTATTAATTTCAAAAGATGTTGTAGGTTGCACAAAACTAGTTTGCACATGACTCTGAGCTGCTAGGTTATAAAATTCATCAGGTTGATATCTGTCTATAATTCTAAAAACGTTAGCAGGATCTGTTAAATCAAATTCTTCTAATGAAAAATTATCATGATCTAAAACGCCCTCTATCCTGGACAGATCATTAGTGCTGGTTCTTCTGTAGAGTCCTATGACTTCATAATCTTTTTCTAATAATAGTTCCGAAAGATAGGAACCATCTTGACCTGTAACCCCTGTTATTAAAGCTTTTTTATTCATTGATTTTTTCCACAGTTTCTGGTGTTAAAAAAGGACGATCTACTACCTGATCCTCGTAAGTATGATAATCTTCTAGTGTCAATTTTACTTTATCTGTAGCCAATCTAAGAATTTCCATTTCTCTACCTTCCTTCTCTCTAATTTCTTCATCTTCTAGCATTCTTATCAATCCAACCCAACTGCTTTTACCATCTTCTATTCTTTTGATTCTCTGCTCTCTGGTAGCTTTTAGATCTTTACTGATTTTTTGTTGCTCATTTAAAAGCTTAGTATATTCATTAGTATAATTAGCAATACTATTTCTTGCAAAACTT